AATTGCACCTGTTAAGGCCAACTTGCTATAAGCAATGGCAGCACTTGAACTGATATCAGCGTTAACAACAGAACCTGTTAGTGATAACTTGCTGTAAGCAATAGCGGCTGAAGCATTAATATCGCCGTTAACAATTGTACCGTCAGCAATCATAGTACTTGTAACTGTACCACTGTCACCAGTTGTAATTACTGTACCAGTTGTTGCTGGGAATGTAACTGTTGTTGAACCTGCAACTGATGGGGCCGCAATTGTTAATGTACCGCTTGTTGAACCACTGATTGCAATAGTAGAACCACTTAGATACAAGTTACGGAAACGGTGTGTAGCATCACCCAAATCATATGATAAGTCTGCACTTGGAATCATGCTACCGCCAACTGTTGTAGTACCGCTTAATGTTGGAGTTGTTATTGTTGGGCTTGTAGCAAATACATTTGCTCCAGAACCTGTTTCGTCTGTTAACAATGCTGCCAAGTTAGCACTTGTTGGAGTGGCCAAGAAAGTTGCCGCGCCAGTAGCTAAACCACTAACACCAGAACTAATTGGAAGACCTGTTGCATTTGTTAACGTACCGCTTGAAGGAGTACCTAACGCACCGCCGTTAACAACAACTGCGCCTGCAGTACCTGTGTTAACTGCAAGAGCAGTAGCAACGCCTGTACCTAAACCACTAACACCAGTACTGATTGGCAAACCAGTTGCGTTTGTTAATGTTAAACTACTTGGTGTTCCGCCTGCGGCGCCTACTACAGCAAATGAACCAGCACTGCCTGTATTAGCTGCCAAAGCAGTAGCAACACCTGTACCTAAACCAGCCAACTTGCTTAAAGCAATACTACCAGCCAACATTGAGTTAGTAACTGCACCAGTACCAATAGTCAATGCTGTTGAGCCACCTGTACTACCTGTACCAGTTACATCACCAGTAAATGTCAATGAGCCAGAAATTGCCACAGTAGAAACTGCTGTTACCAAACCTTTTGCGTTAACTGTAATTACTGGAATAGCTGTTGTTGTACCAAATTGTCCAACGTTGCTGTTAACTGTAGCAAGTGTCAATGCTTGACTGTAGTTTGCTGTACCATCAAATGAACCGCTGGCTGTTGCATCACCTGTTAGAGCGATTGTACGAGCAGTTTGTAGTGCTGTGGCTGTTGCGGCATTACCAGTAATACCACCAGTAATTGTACCAGTTACGTTACCAACTAAATTACCTGTAAATGTACTTGCTGTAACACTTGTCAAACCAGCCAATGATGTAGCTGTTGCACCTAAGTTAATTGCTGTAGAACCAACTGTAACTGTGCTGTTGGCCAAGTTAGCATTAGTAATACCTGCTGTGCCATTAAAGTTAGCATTTGTTAAACCACTAATTGTATTGCTGTTTGCCGCAATAGTTTTGTTAGTTAAAGTTTGTGTAGCTGTAGCACCAACGATATCAAAATATGCTGAACCATCAGCAGTATACTGCCATGCATCTGTTGTTTCGTTCCAACGTAATTGTGTAGCACTTTCATCGCCACGAACAACACGGATACCAGCGTTAGTTGTTGGTGCACCTGTTACGTTGCTGTTTAAGTCAACAATGTTATCAGCAATGCTTAATGTTGTAGCATTGATAGTTGTTGTTGTACCGTTGATTGTCAAGTTACCTGAAACGATCAAGTTATTTGCAACAGTCAAGCTGTCGTTAACTAAAACTTTACCTGTACCAGCCGCTGTCAATGTCAAGTCAGTATTTGAACTCTTACTTGTGATAGAATCAACAGCAACTTGATTACCAATTTGAATTGCATTACCGTCACTGCTTAATAACTGTGAACCGGCTTGAATTTGAACTGGACCTTTTAATAAAATAGAACCTGTACCTTGTGGATCAATTTCTACGTTACCGTCACCTGTTGTGGCCAATACCAAGTTTTGGTTTGCATCAGCTGAAACAACAATGTTACCTGAACTTTCTTCAAGTACTTTTTGACCGTTAACATACAAAGAACCTGGACCAACGTAAACGTCTTTCCACATTTTTGTTGCGCTACCTAAACTGTATACGTTGTCTGTAGCCGGAATAATATTACCGTTAAATGTGCCACCGCTCAAATAATCTTTAACGCGAGTATCCGTATAGTATAAGTTACCAGAACCTTCACCAACGGCTGCTGTTGTAATAGTAATATTTGAACTACCGTCAAAGCTTACGCCGTTAATTGTACGGGCTGTTGCTAATCTTGTAGCTGTACCTGCATTACCAGAAACGCTACCAGTAATTGTGTTTGTAACTGTTAAGTTAGCCAATGTACCGACACTGGTTAAACTTGAACCAACTACGTTACTGGCCAATGTTGTACCAGTTAATGTGTTTGATGCCGCTGTAACAGTAACGTTAGCAGTGCCGTCAAAGCTTGTGCCGTTAATTGTACGAGCATTTTGTAATGCTGTAGCTGTTGAAGCATTACCGCTTAATGCGGCTGTAATTGTACCAGCACTGAAGTTGCCGCTTGAATCGCGACTAACAACTGCTGAAGCTGTATTTGCACTTGTAGCACTTGATGAAAGAACACCAGTTGCGCTGTCGTAAGTGATACCAGTACCGCTTGTGCTGATTGCACTACGTACACGACTATCACGATAGCTAACTTCCACAACACCTGTTGGTGTTTTCATATAAATTCTGCCGTCTGTTGTATTAAGTGCTAATTCACCTAATGTCAACTGGCCTGCTGTAGGTACGCTATTAGTTGTACTACTACGCTTGTGTAAAATTGTATTTGCCATTTCTATTTCCTTTTATGGGTCAAGATCATTTCTGATCGCCCTGTGGGTCAGGTTGACTAATGCCAACGCCCTGCGAGTCAAGTTAGGGGAGTTGCCTCCCCTAACGCTCTTAGTAAGAACCGCCGTCAATATTGATATCACTGTCTAAGTTTGTGCCTGCACCACCTAGATCAATAATAGCACTCGAACCATTATTTTGTAGAATTGTAAATACGCCGCCTAGATCTTTAAGTTCTAAGCTGCCTAAGAACAAGCTACTACCAACATATAAGTCTTTCCATTTCTTGCTAGAACTACCTAAATTATACTGGTTATTACTTGCTGGAATAACGTTACTATTTAAAGTACCGTTGCCCATTAAAGTCTTAACACGAGTATCACTGTAATACTTATTAGTTGAACCTTCAGCAATATCGTCTGTACTGTTTGGTGCTGGACTGAATACGCCTGTTGAGAAGTCAATAACTTCAACAATTTCGCCTTCAAACGGAGTACCACCCAATGTCAATGTGTCATCGGATACGCTGAATGTATCGCCACCTTGTGGAACACCAGATACAGTAACGATCAAGAACTCACGTCCTTGTGGAGCATAAGCTAATGTAAAGCTTGAACTTGAACCATTAGCTGTAAAACGCTCACGACGCATTTGGAAACCACTGATTGAACTTGGTTTAAACTGGCCTGCGGCCGCGTCCCATAACAATGTTGAGTGATCGACTAAACCACCAAATGTGTTTGAAGCTAAATCAACGTCGCTTAAATCATCAATACCGTGGTTGCTAATGTCACTAACTTGACCAGTTACGTTACCAAGAACGTTACCAGTTAAGTTACCAGTTACATTGCCAGTTACATTGCCAGTTAAGTCACCTGTAAATACTGCTGTAGCGCCAGTTGTATCAACAACTACGTTACTTGTATTTACAGACTTGATACTTGCTTTAACATCAGTTGCAGTTACATGTGGTACATTTAATGTACTTGAACCTACATAGTATTCTAAATCAGCACTGTCAACTAATTGGTGATCTGCATCACTGAATACAATGCGAGCATTTGTCAATGAAGTTGCTTTAACATCAGTTGCAATCACATCAGCAGTTGTTACACTTGTTGTAACGCTCAATGCGCCTGAACTATATGTTAAATCAGCACTGTCGCTTAATAAACCACCTGCACCAGCAAATGTTACACGACCAGCTGTTAAGCCACTGTCAGTAACGCTTGGAGCAGTAATACTTGTTGTAACACTTAGTTTTGGAGTTGTCAATGTGTCAGTAACAAATGTTAAAGTTGAATTGTCAACTAATTGACCATCTGTGCCAGCAAGTGTTACACGACCTGATGTTAAGTTATTAACACGTATTGTGCCAGTATCTAAGTTGTTTGTAACGGCAACCGTGTCTAATGTAGCTAAACCAGTTGCAGTAATTGTTGATACGTTTGTAGCACCAGTTACTGTAGCACTGTCTAACGTAGCCAAACCACTTGAAGTAATTGTTGATACATTTGTAGCACCAGTTACTGTAGCACTGTTCAATGTAGCCAAACCGCTTGAAGTGATAGTTGTTACACTTGTAGCACCAGTTACACCTAATGTACCTGTTAATGTTGTATTACCAGTTACAGCGGCATCTGTAGTTACAGACAAGCTGTTCAATGTAGCCAAACCACTTGAACCAATTGTTGTTACACTTGTAGCACCTGTTACACCTAATGTACCAGTTACTGTTGTATTACCAGTTAAAGCACTTGTGCCTGTTACAGCTAAGTTACCACCAACTGCCGCATTATTAGTTACGCTTGCGCTGTCTAATGTAGCTAAACCACTTGAAGTGATAGTTGTTACAGTTGTAGCACCAGTTACATCCAATGTACCTGTTAATGTTGTATCAGCACCTACTGATAAATCAGCTGTTACTGCAACATTACCTGCTGTTAATGTATCGTTGGCAAATGTCAAGTTTGCACTGTCGCTTAATAAGCCGGCCGCACCTGCAAATGTTACACGAGTAGCTGTTAAGCTATCAACGTTTGTTGTACCAGCTTGTAAGTTGTTTGTAACTTTTGCGCTGTCAACTGTTGCTAAACCAGTTACTGTGATTGTGTTGTTAACTGTTACTGCACCAGCAACTGTGGCTGCGCCTGTTACAGTAGCATCGCCATTTACTGCAATATCTTTTACTGCCAAGTTAGCATAAGCTGAACCAACTTTTAATGTAAATGCTTGAGCACTTTCGTTCCACAATACTGTAGCATCTGCACTTGAACCACGTAAAATTGCAAGACCTGATGTGCCTGAGCTTACGCCAGCACCAGTTTCGCCTTGGTTTAAATTAATGATAGCATCTTTGATTTCAGTATTTGTAGTTTGGATACTTGTTAAAGTACCTTGAACTGTTAAGCTGCCAACAACTGTTGCGTCACCGCTAACTGTTAAGTTGTTAGTTACTGTTGCACTGTTCAATGTGGCTGCACCGCTTGAAGCGATTGTTGTTACTGTTGTAGCACCAGTTACATCTAAAGTACCACCAACTGTTGCGTTGTTTGTTACACTGGCACTGGCCAATGTACTTGCACCCGCTGTTAAACCAGCCAATGTTGTAGCACCGGTTACGCCTAATGTACCTCCAACTGTAGCATTGCCTGTTACACTGGCACTGGCCAATGTACTTGCACCTGTTACGTCAAAAGTACCGCCAACTGTAGCATTGCCTGTTACACTGGCACTGGCCAATGTACTTGCACCTGTTACGCCTAATGTGCCTGTAACTGTAGCGTTTGTAGTTACTGCTAATGAACCTGGAGCAATTAATGTGCTTGGTAAACTAACTGTTACTGTTTGACCATCAGCATCTGTAGTAATTTCATTTGCTGTACCAGCTACTGTAAAGTCCTGAGTTTTAATATTAATACTACCAGTGCCAGTATCACCTACTATGCCTAAGTTAGTAATCAAATCAATTTGATCATCAACATACTTTTTAGTACTGGCATCTTGAGCACTTGTTGGATCTACAACGTTGATAATTTTGTGTGTTGTAGCATTGATGTAGTTACCTACACCTGGATCTAAAGAAATATCACCACTTGTGCTTGAGCTAATTGTGTGTGCTGTCAATGTTAAATCGCCAGCATTTACTGTTGTAGCTGTTACTGTTGGTGCTGATAATACATCACTTACAAATGTTAAGTTTGTACTGTCGCTTAATAAGCCAGCTGTGCCTGCAAATGTTAAACGGCCAGCTGTTAAGCTGTCAACTTTGGCAGTGCCTGCTTGTGCTTGGCCTGGAGTTGTTACATTATTAGCAAACAATGTGTTAGAACTAAATGTCAAACCACTTGTGTCAACTAATAAACCACCAATATCAGCAAATACCAAACGGCCAGCTGTTAAGCTGTCAACTTTGGCAGTACCTGCTTGTGCTTGGCCTGGAGTTGTTACATTATTAGCAAACAATGTGTTAGAACTAAATGTTAAACCACTTGTGTCAACTAATAAACCACCTGTATCAGCAAATACCAAACGGCTTGCTGTTAAACTGTCAACTTTGGCAGTACCTGCTTGTGCTTGGCCTGGAGTTGTTACATTATTAGCAAACAATGTGTTAGAACTAAATGTTAAACCACTGTCATCAACTAATAAACCACCTGTACCAGCAAATGTTAAACGTGTAGCTGATAAACTATCAACTTTGGCAGTGCCTGCTTGTGCTTGGCCTGGAGTTGTTACGTTGTTGGCAAACAATGTATTAGAACTAAATGTTAAACCACTGTTGTCGCTTAATAGGCCGCTTGTTCCAGCAAATGTTACACGACCAGCTGTTAAGCTACCAACTGTTACTGTGCTTGATGTTGACAATGTGTCAGCAGTAATGTTTGCGGCACCAATATCACCAGCATTAAATGCACCAAAAGCGTCACGTGATACAATAGTACCTGCGTCGTTATTTGGAGTAGCATCACTGGCAATTGTTACTACACCAGTGCTTGTGTTAACACTGATACCATAACCTGTTGTGCTTAAACTTGTAACACCATCGTTTTGGATAGTAATAGCGTCTGTTGCATCATTTGTGTGCAAGCTGATAGCTGTACCACCAACCAATGTCAATGTGTCGTCACTTGAATCTGCAACTACTGTGCTTTGACCGTCTACTGCAACATACTTAAATGCTGGTAAACCTAAGTTTTTAAATGTAACTGTCTTATCTGTATTGTCAGTATCAATTTCCATACCTGTACCAGCAACCAGTGTTAATACTTCGCTATTGCTGTTGGCTGTGATTGTTACTTGACCGTCAACTTCGATTGACTTGAAGATCATTTGATCACTACCTTTGTCACTGTTAGTGATCGTAGGAGTAGCTGTTTCGCCGCCTGTGTTAGATAAACTAATACCAGAACCTGCGTTTAGATCTTTAACATAGTCACCTGTTGTGTCTACACCTAATTCAACGCTGTTAGCTTGAATTGTAGTTGTAATTGTAACATCTTGGCTACCATTGAAACTTACTGTACCAGAAACATCACCGCTTAAAGCAATGTTTCTTGCTGTTTCTAATGTTGTAGCTGTACTTGCATTACCAACCAATGCGGCTGTGATTGTACCAGCTGTAAAGTTACCACTTGCATCACGTGAAACGATTGTACTTGCTGTGTTAGCACTTGTAGCATTTGAACTAACCGTAACTGCACCAGTTGAATGGTCAATGCTTAGACCTGTACCACTTACGGCAGCACTTGTAACACCGCTGTTGGTAAATGTTACTGTTTCTGTACCAGCATCAGTAGTGATTGTTAAACCAGTACTACCAGCAAATGTAACTGTGTCATTTTCTTCGCCAGCTGTAACTGTACTTTGACCACTTACTGCAAAACTGCTGTAAGCAACTGCGCCTGGTACGCTAAATGCCAACTTGTTAGTTGCATCATCATAAGTTATATAAACATGACTATGTGTTGCATTTGTAATCATAGCTGAAGAGGCATCTTGTGCGGCTTCAACAAAATCACTAACTTGACCACTATCAATTAAAATTGATTCTGTTGTGGCTGCTGTTAATTGACCTTGTGCATTCACTGTAAATGTTGCAACTTCATGATCACTACCATAAGAACCGGCTACAACGCCTGTGTTACTTAATGTAGTAGCGATATCAACATCTTGACTACCATCAAAGCTTACTGAACCAACAATACCACCAGAAATACTAATAGTTCTGGCATTTACAAATTTACCGTCAATGTCAGCAACTAAAACGCCTGTTGTACCAGTGAACACTTCACTGCTGTTGGCAGCTGATTTTAATAACTTAAACTTGCTGTCTGTTGTGTCATAACCAAAGAAACCAGTACGACTTTGTGTGTCATAGTACTTGAATTCAATACCACGTGCTTTGCCGTCGTTGCTTGAATATGTACCTTGACCAACTGTAAACACTGGATCAGTTAATGTTGTCACTGTTGATTCAACTGTGGTTGTTGAACCCAATACTGTTAAATTACCTGTAACTGTAACATTACCACCAGAAGTAATATTGCCGCTTACTAAAGCATTACCAACAACGTCCAATGACTCGGCTGGAGTTAATTGACCGCCAATACCAACTCTGATATTTGCACTGTCAACAAACAATGTTGCGCTGGCAAAGTTAGCATTGCCTGTAGTAGAAGCTGTTGTAAATTCACCAGTACTTGGTACGCTGTGACCAATTGGTGTACCGTTGATACTACCGCCTGAAACTACTGCATCGCTAAATGTGCTTGTGCCTGTACTTGTTACGTTACCAGTTACGTTACCAGTTAAGTTACCAGTAAAGCCTGTGTTGGCTTGAATTGTTGTACCAGTAATAGCATCCGGAGTGATAGAACCAATTGGTGTACCATCTACGCTACCGCCTGTAATGGCTACATTGGCAAATGAACTTGCACCACTGCTTGTTACGTTACCAGTTAAATCGCCAGTTACGTTACCTGTCAAGTTACTTGTAATAATACCAGCACTAAAGTTACCGCTGGCATCACGTGCTACAACTGTACTTGGAGTATTTTGACTTGTTGCATTGCTTGTTATTGTAACTGCACCAGTTGCGTGGTTGATGCTTAGACCTGTACCACTTACTGCGGCACTTGTTACACCGCTGTTAGTAAACGTTACTGACTTGGCTGTGTTGTCTGTTGTAATGTCTAAACCAGTACTACCAACATAAGTTAATGTGTCTGTTGGTGTCATTGGAACTACTGTGTCTTGACCACTTACTGCAAAAGTCTTAAATTTTTCTTGATTTGCAACTGTAGCATCAATTGTACCACTTGCATCGTTGTACTGGAAAGAAATGCCACTGTGTGCTGAACTTGCTGTGAAAATACCTGCGGCAAAATCTTCTGCGGCTTCTTGGAAATCTGTAATCTGTGTGCTTGGAATAGCAATTGTCAAATTTGTTGCACTTGTAAGGATACCACGACTATCTACAACAAATTGTGGAACTTGTGTTACACTACCGTATGTGTCAGCGGCAATACCACTGTTAACAATTGTTGAATTGATTGATACGTTTGAGCTACCGTCAAAACTTACTGTACCAGTAACATCACCACTTAGTGCAATATCTCTTGCTGTGTTGAATTTACCGTCAAGAGAGGCTGTTATAACGTTGGCACTAAAATTGCCTGAACCATCTCTAATAACTAATTTATTTGATACATTGTTGCTGGTTGCGTTTGTAGCAACTGTCAATGTTTCTGTTTGTGCATCAGTAGTAACTACAATACCATTGCTTGCGGCAATCGCCAATGAATCTGATGCTGTATTTGCAACGATGTTACTCTGACCGTCAACTGTAATAGTACCATAACTATGACTGGCTGCTACTGAATCGTCGACGTATTTTTTGTTTGCGGCTTCTGTGTTAGCACTTGGTGTGTTAACCGTTACCGTTCTGTTTACCAGGGCGAATATGTCGGCGATCTCAGTTCCCGTGATACGGAAATCTAAGTCAATCGATATATTCTTAATTTTTGTTAATGCCATTTAAGGACTCCTTTAAAGGTGGGGGGTTGACTAATCTATATTATTTATCGAGATATTGAATCAATAGCATCAAACCGGCTATTTTTAGTAATGAAGTATGACGTGAATTTTAGACTCTTTTTATAAAAGTCTTTCAATGCTGATCATAATGTGACATAGCCCCAGTAGACTGTTTGACTTGATCCGCTGGTGTTGTTGATACCAAAATCAAATCTATTGGTAGTTGCACCGGGGGCTACACTACTACGAACTATGGTGCCGGCTGTACCTATAAACTGATTGGGTATGCTAGTAAAGTCAATAGGCGTTCCTCCACCGTTATAGACCCAGGCATACTGAGTACCCACAACTGGTACATTGCTGTTAGTCACTGTAGCAGTGGCATTGTATGCAATGATCCCATTGGGAATATTACCTCTAACCCATATTTGATATACACTGTTTTGTGGAACTGTGATACTGTAAGTATTTGTTCCTGTAGTTACTGTCCACTAGCCTGTTGTTTGTGTAGCGACTTTCGAAAGTTGGCTGCCATCACCTACAAATTTAACTGTTGATGCTGTTTGCGTAATACTACCAATGTTTGTTCCAGCCGCATTAAGGAAGTTAATGGCCGTGGTGTTATCATTGGTCGGTTGCAGAGTTATACCATGTTGGGTACCAGCACCTGAATATTTGACCCCCAATTCTGAGTAATATCCGGCAACTTGTGAGTATCCGCCTAATAGGCTAACACCGCTCACGGCCAAGGATGACAGTGTGCCAACTGAAGTTAAACTACTAGCAGTTACACCGCTGGCCAATGTTGTACCAGTTAAATTTGCGGCTGCAACTGATCCAGCAGGTCCTGTATCGCCTTTTGGTCCTTGTGCGCCAGTGGCTCCTGTATCGCCTTTTGGTCCTTGTGCGCCAGTGGCTCCTGCTGTTAAAGTTGGTTTATCAGTTAAGTCATTATAAGAACCTGTTGTTGCTACAGCGGCCAATGTAGGAGTGCCTGTTAAATCACTGTATCTACCGCTGAGTGCAACTGAGGAAAAATTAGGTTTGTTGAATAAATCATTATAACTGCCGCTGGTTGCCACTGTGGATAACAACGGTTTTGCTGTTAAATCGTTATATTTTCCAGTTGTTGCTACAGTAGCTAAACTGGGAGTATTTGTCAAATCAGCATAGTTACCGCTGGTAGCTACTGTGGCTAATGCGGGCTTGTTTGTTAAATCTGCATAGCTGCCACTGAATAGCGTTGGTTTATGAGTTAAATCAAGATAGCTGCCAGAAAAATTACCGCCTCCAACTCCGCCACTTATTGTTTTAAATGTATAGTTACCATTGCCGTCTGTCGTTAAAACTTGATTAGCTGTTCCGTCAACAATGCCCAAGTCTGCCATGGTTAGTTTATCGTTCATCCATTTAGAACCATCAAATACTATGATGTCGTAAACTGTTGGATTGACAATAGAAATATCATCGAGTTCATTAAGTTCAGCTGGTATAACCGGTTTGTTAGATAAATTGTTGTAATTTCTATCAAAAAATCTGCGTGTAGTATCAGTCAACTCACTTGCATCTGTTGGAATGAATGGTTTATTAATTAAATTTGTATAACTGCCACTGGTTGCCACAGTGGCCAAATTTGGAGTATTACCTAATTCTGTATAAGACAATCGAGCGTTAACAAATCGTGTACCATTGAATTTAAGCACATTACCAAATGTTGGACTGGTAACAAGTACATCGCTTAGGCCATTTAAATTTACAGCACCCGTACTGCCACTTAATGTTGCCCACACTAAATTGCCATCACTACCAACACTTAAAACTTGTCCTTTTTTAGGAGAGTTATTAGTTAAAAATTTATTAGGACTAATTGTAGCATCGCCCGGAGTTCCAATACCTGTTGTACCTAAATCGATACCGTAAAAGCTACTTCGTGCCGGCGGAGCTTCGCTGAATATAATATCATCGCCATCTAATATGTAGGCCTCTCCTGGCTCTTGAATTACTCCGTTAACACTGATAACTAATACATTTACACCTAGTATATTTGCTGTTACACCATTGGCAGTCAAAGTAAAACGTGTAGTGGTACCATTAAATCCACTACTGATATCATCTAATTTTCTAATTGCCGTAGTAGCTTCATTGTATGGAAATATCAAATGATGCACTACAATAGGATTACCTGAACCTGGCGCTACTGTGAATTCTATGTTGTTATATTGATCTAAATTATAATCAATTACCGGCACCATGGTATAACCAGCAACACTGACCAACAATGCCCTACTGGTTATGGGTTTTGGATTACTTAATGAAAATACTTTTTGAGTTCCGTCGCCTGTAAACGTGTCAACTACAAACGCACTTTCCGGGCGCTGAAGCTGTGATGGATATCCAATGTAATTGGGACTTAGTTGTTCACTATCATCTACCGATGTTATTCCAATATAGGCCATTATTGTTTATTCCACGATTCTAATATTTTTTCTTCTAACTTATTTACAAGATTTGCATGAGCAGTAGGCTGACTTTGTATAGCTGACCATTTATTTACAGGGCAACTGGCCTTGGCAAAAGCTGTTTTGGCCGGCATAAAGCAGCCGCATTTTTGACATGTTTGTAATGTTGGTCGTAAAAATTCGCAATTTTTACATATCGACATTCTGTGATTTTTTACTGCATCATTGACAATTTTAAACATTTAGATCTCCATTACACTGGCAAATACTGTAATTGGACAACCTGTACTACTTTTAACTCTGATACTATCTCCAGTTTCTAAGTTAATTGGTTTTTCCAATACTAGTGTCATATTTGCTCTCAAAGGAACGTTGTCTAATAATGTTATTGTTGATTCTGCACTGTCGTCTAACACTTGAAAAACAATGTCAGCATTTGATCCAACACTGTTATTACTGATATAAACTGCATGAACTATTGTAGCAGTTTCAGCCGTATATAACGTTGAAAACGCTGTAACAGTGTCTTGTATTTTTGTGGTTGCATTTTTCCAAACTGCCATTTTATCCTCCAAATGCTATGGCATATACCAATGCATTATTATCCGCAATACTTACCTTTGTATCAGTATATGTATTAGCGGCATTCAATGTATCAGCATCGCCTTGCTGTCTATTTTCAATCTCTGTTGTCAAATCATTTTGCAAGTTTATCAATGTAGTTGCTATGTTGGCAGCAAAATTAGGATCGTTAGCCAAAGCATCAGCTAATTCTTTAAGTGTATTCAATAAAGTATCTGCACCGTTAACCAATGCACTGATCTGATTATCTACATAATGTTTAGTTGCGGCATCTTGTGCTTGTACTGGATCTACTACATTGTTGATCAAACTGGTAGTTACATTTATTGCTCCGCCAGAAGATGTTAGCGTAATGTTAGCACCATTACTGGTTGTTAGCACTAAACCTGCTGTACCATTTACTGTATTTGTTTGGTGATTTATATTAATTGCCATACGAATATTTATCAAAACAAAAGGACTCCGAGGAGTCCTTTTGATGATATATAAAGTCTTATTAAGAAATTATAGATATTTTACTGTACCCATTGCAATGTTGCCTAGGTAGTCGGCAGCGTTACCAAGAGATGACGCTGTGTTTGTTAACTCAACATAACCATAACGTGTCATGAATGATACGACTGGTTCCATTGTGTTAGGATCTAGAACAACACCACTGCTCATCAATGGAATGTATGGGCAATAGAAAGCGGCTGCATCCATTTCGTTAGGACCTTTGTAACCAACCAATACTGGTGCAGTTGCATCAGCATAGCTGTTTACATAAACACGAACTGAGCTGTTTAATGTACCAGCAAATTTAGTGTTTGTAGGAGCTTCGAATGTACCTTCTGTAGTACGAGCAAACGCTGATGTAGTAGCACTTTGTAGAATTGTCAAAGCTGTTGGGCTTACAACTACGAAGTTACCAGCACCACGACGTGTGCGTTGAGCAATACGGTTAGCAACATCGTTGATCATGATGGCTAATACAGCGTGTTGGTCACCAACGAAAGTCTGTGTACCTGTGAATGTTACGCTACCGTCTTGAGCAAATGTGTGAGTAGCAGAACCACTCAATGTTAACAAGCTACCGATAAGTTCTTGGTCGATTTCAGCTGTAATTTCTTGAGCTAAAGCGGCCATGATTTCTGCTTCAACATCTAAACCGTGCATTGCTTGTGCATCTTGCGCGGCTTCAAACGTCCAGCGAGCTGACATCTTACGTGATTTAGCTTCAACTGTTTGTTTCAAGATTTGAATACTTAATTTCTTACCTGGTGTACCTTCCATTGTACTTGTTGCATCAGCACCTGGAGCATTTGCATTGCCGTTACCTGAGTAAGCTTTAGCAATGTTGAATGGGCTCAATGCTTCGCTACCAGCTGTAACACCAGCGGCAGTTTCTGCGTAACGTACACGTAGAGTGTGAATTTGACCAACTGGGCCAGTCATTGGCTGAACACCAACGATTTCGTTAGCGATAACAGTTGGCATAACACGACGGATTACTGGAAGAATAACTTTGTTTAAAACAGCTACGTTACCAGCTTGAGTTGCACCTGCTGACGCACTCTCCATAATGTTTTTCTTAGTATTTTCTAAGATTGTTTCCATAACAGCCTTGCGGTTGCCATTTAGCCCTTCTAGTAGAACGTCTTTAGTTGCAGTCCAATTTTGGGCTTCGAAAAGTTTTTCAGACATGGTAGTCTCCTTTTACTTACTTTCCAATACCGGCTAGCTTGCGTAGTGATATGATATCTGCTGGTGCAGAGTTCTCACTAGAAGTTTTGTCGCCAGTCACCCCAGTCTTCTGAGATGATGTACTCTCTGATATTACAGTTTTACCTTTTGGTGTAACTGCTGTTTCATTAAGAACAGCTGGTAGATACTTGTTATATGATTCGCGTAGTTGTATAGTAGATGTTGTTTTTAACAAATCTTCCATAATACCACGTTTCTCTTTACCAAGTGGAGCTACCAGTTCTTGCATTATAGCTTGACGCTTTACAGCATCTTCGGCTATACGAATTTTTTGCTGAGCTTGTGCAAGTTCAGCTTCTTTAGTTGTAACAGCGTTGGCTGTTTCATTTAAACGAGTTGTTAAATCAGCAATGGTATTGCTTAATTTTTTAACTTGTGTTCCATCTGCAAAACCACTGGCCATAAATTCGCCAGCAAACGCTTCCATGATCTTGCGACCAAATGCGTTTTCACGGCTAACTTGAATATCTTCACGCAGTTGAGTAATTTCACTACGTAATGATTCAGATAATAATTTTTCAGCTTTAGTAGCGGCTTCCTTGATGAATTTAGCTTTAGCTTGGGCAATCACTTGACGACCTTCTTTTACAAGGTCTACACGTGCCTGAACTAATTTTTGTTCGTCTTCTCTAAGTTCTTTAAGTTCAGAACTTAGTTTGCGTAAAGCAAATTCTTCAAGTTTTTCAAAGTTTTTCTTTTGTGAGCTACGGTCTTCTCTAAGTTCTTTAATTTCCTTAGCCATGGCTTGCATAACAAAGTTGTTTAACATTTTTGCATGTTCACGAATTTGTTTTTTATAAGCAACTCTTGACTCTACAACTGCACGTTTGTCTTGTGCAAACTCTTCCATTTCTTTGCGGATAGCTTCAGAAATCATCTTGTCAGCGGCACTTACGATTAAACCCTTGTCATGCTCATAGCGTTGACTGAATTCTTCACGTAAGTTAGCTTCTACTTGTTCATGTAGTTGTTGTACTTTAACGTCCCAAGCTTCTTGTAATTGGCTTGTTACTTCCTCAGATAGTACCTCGGTTCCAAATAGTTCTTTAATTGTGCTCATCTTTTATCCCCTTATTTTTTTAGGTTGTTGATGAACCTAAGAACCTCTTCCTGGAGGTATCTTTGTGCTTTTTTATCATGTCTTACTGCTTCGCTCACGTCCATAAGGGCGCCGCGTCTACGATCCATCATTACACGTTCGTAGATTGCTTTGGGATATGCCTCTGGAGCACTAGGTTGTGCCACGATATCTACCGTGACAATTTCAAAATCTGTTACGCCACCAGAATCATTGACGTTGCCAGACCCCCTACTTGACACACCAAGTTTAACACCGCTCTCTAATAGAGTTCTTACAATGTTACCCATTGGGGTTGGTAGGATTTTTAATTTACCTATACCGTTGTTTTCATTCATGTACATGTTGGTAATCATGTGACTAACACGGTCTAAGTTAACTTGTAGGTCATCAGGGTGATCTGCTTCACCTAAAACTGAATAACCGTTTTTAATTTTTTCAGCAATATTACTTGTAGCTCTAGCAATTTCATTCACAGGGTAAACACGTTGATTTTGATTCTTCACGCCACCTTGAATGAAAATGCCTTCCATGTACAAGTCTTTACCGCCAGTAGAATTCTCAACAAGCTGGGTACGAATACCCGCTTGATCGTAAGTAAGAGCTTCAACTAATGGTAAATGATTTGCCATATTATTTTGCTACAGGACTTGTTTTGTTGCTTGCACTGTCGCTGTTCTTGGGAGTAGATACGCCTTTTAGTGCAGGAGCTTTAGCGTTGCCAACTTTGTTAACATTGCCTGAATTGATTTCTTTGCTTGATGGAGTTGTACCACCGGCTGTATTGCCATCAGTTACTTTAACAGCTTTAGCACCGTTTGCACTGATTTTACTACCTGAACTTACTGGGCTTTTTTTGTTTTCGCCATCGTCGCCTGGAGTTGGTTTGCTAACAGCTTTTAATGAAACACTTTCACCAAATGCATTGTAACCTTCTTCAGTTGGCTCTT